GCCCTGGGTCAGAAATGCCGAGAAAAGTTTCTTCCACGCATTTGACCACAACTACTTTGCCACCGACTTTCATATCAAAATGTTCTATACAAATTTACTAAATGATTATCCTACAGAGAATCCTTGGTATAGCGAACATTTAGAAGAAATTCTAAACGGTGAAGAACCAAAGATTGTACGCACAGGCTGGCCAATGGAATATTTTCAAGATACTCTTGCACCTTATAAAGGTATAAAGAAACGAGATATGATTTTGTTCCCGCATCGTATTGCTCCAGAAAAACAAGTTGAGATTTTTAGAAACTTAGCAGAACACTTACCGCAATATGAGTTTGTTGTGTGTCAAGACAAACAACTTACTAAGCATGAATATCACACCCTACTAGGCCAAGCTAAAATGGTGTTCTCTGCTAACCTGCAAGAAACACTTGGTATTAGTTGGTACGAGGGTGCAGTAGTAGATGCTATACCTATGGTGCCAGACAGATTAAGCTACAGTGAAATGGCATTTGATACATTCAAATATGATAGTGCCTGGACTGAAAGCTATGATGCATACGACTCTGCAAGACCAGCTGTATGTAATAAGATCATTCAATATATGAATCATTACGAACAGTTCTTGCCACAAGTTCGTAAACAAACGGAGGCGTTACATGAGTTTTACTTCTCAGCAACCAACTTGCTTAACAACATTAAATGATATTTACACCATTGATGTAAGTAATATGTCAATCTGTTCAACAGATACTATTACATTAACTGGGTTCAATGATAACTGTTGGAATACTGGAAATATTACATTAACTGGGCCCAGTACATGTTATACATATTCGACTGGTACCTCAGCATGTACAACTGGATTTTCAAACATAGACATGTCTAGCATATGGAATCGACAGGAGTTTGTTGATTGCATGCCAGAGATATCAAGAATCGAAGCGATGTGTAAAGAATATCCAGGATTAGCAATTGCATTTGAAAAATTTAAAACTGTCTATGCATTAGTAAAGGATGACTATGATACTCCAAAAGATCAAAGAGCAAAGCCTTAATTGGTTAGAACGCTTAGATCGTAAACGTATTATTATGGATCGGCAATGTAACGAGCCATTGTTAACTCGTTACTATTTGTTTTTAAAGGATCGCAAACGTTTTCCGTTTAATGTATTTCTACACAAGTTTCACAAAGGTGATCCCGGTGATGTGCATGATCATCCGTGGCCATATTTTACTTTGATTTTAGCTGGCGGCTATTATGAGTGGGTACTTAGTGGCAATTGTGAAGTGCGTAAATGGCGCGGCCCCGGACATTTTAGATTTTGTAGTGCTAATAGCTATCACCGAATTGAATTAAAAGAAGGTGTAACACCCTGGACCTTGTTTATGCCTGGACCACAAACAAGAGAATGGGGATTCCTTGTTAATAAAAAATGGATACATAATGACCTCTATCTCGAAGATCACAAGCAACACAGTTAGTCCCGGGGTTGGGTATTTAACATCAACCCAACTTCATTCTACTTACGGTGCTATTCCTCCCGGTGCAACCGTTGGTGGTACAGTTACTCTTAATACTACTGGACAGATTTACACAACTAATGGCACTAACGGAACAAATTGGTCTACGTCTACTCCGACTACCGAAGTATTACGTATTAATCAAAAAAATCCTCCAGAACTAGAAGTTAAAGGTCGAATGGTTATTAACGGACGAGACTTAGAAGAACGGTTAGATACGATTGAAAAAGTATTGCAAATTCCCGAGCGTGATGTTAAACTAGAGAAGAAGCATCCAAAGCTAAAGAAACTGTATGATGAATACATTCATGCTTTGGGTAAGTATAGAACATTTGAAGCAATTAAAGGAGATGATAATGGAACTACATGAATCAGTTAGAGATAGCTACAAAGAAATGGTTATCAAAGAACACGAAGGCTTTAGACTTACTCTAAAGAAACACGAAGTACTAAGCCCTAAAGGCTTGTTTAGTATTGACATGATTCAAGAAAGTTTAGAAGACGGTAAAGTTACCGACAGCCAAACATACAATTTCTTTATGACTAAAGAAGAGTGTCAAACATTAGCATACGGATTGACACAGTGAAAAAAGTATATTATACTTGGCAACAAGTAGAAGGTGCTTGTTTAGATATTGCTAGACAGATGCATAATCACAACTGGCGGCCAGATTATATTGTTGGTATTACGCGAGGCGGACTTGTTCCTGCTAATTTGCTTAGTCAATATACTGGCATTAAAATGAACAGCTTGGACATTAGTCTACGTGATGGTGGAGATTGCGTCAGTAATTGCGGCATGGCAGAAGATGCATTTGAAGGCAAAAAGATTCTTGTAGTAGACGATATTAACGATCAAGGATCAACTGTTAATTGGATTAAAAAAGATTGGGAGTCAAGTGCATTACCTGGTCACCCTAATTGGGAATCTATTTGGGGAGATTCAGTTCGCTTTGCAGTACTAACACACAACCAATCAAGTACATTTAAAGATCCAGACTACTATGTGTGGACTGTAAACAAAGCAGAAGAAGACTGTTGGTTGGTTTATCCCTGGGAGGAGTTTTGGTTATGATTAGTAGTTTATTTAAATTAATACTTGGCATATTGCTGATTATTGTTGCAATTGTATTTGGTCCAATTGTCGGTATTTGGAGTTTGAATACATTGTTTCCGGTACTGCATATTCCGTATACGTTAGAAACATGGTGTGCGTATTTTCTGTTGTTAGGAAGCATTACCGGACTTAGATTTGGATTTAAAAAATGAGTGATTTAACTATTGCAGAACTTAAAGAAAAAATAGATAAAGTTACTAAGGACATTGCAGGTTTAAGAGACACCGGTGAAAGCAGTAGGAAATTAGAAGTCCTAAGTGAATATAAATTATATCTTGAAGATGAATTAAAATTCTTACAAAATGAGAACAGATCTAGAACAAGCACTTGACGAGCAGAGAGCTCCGTGGACTGAAATAGAGTATAGAACGACCGATTTCTGGGTCTTTAGAGATGCATATCCAGTTACCGAAGGGCATTTATTGTTTGTACCTACATTTGAAAAATCTAATAACTTGTATGAGTGTTTTAAAGCCGCATATAAATTTGGATTTGACGGTGTAGTCTCTGAGAGATGGGATGCATTTAACATTGGACAAAACGTTGGTGAAGACGCAGGACAAACTGTAATGTATCCACATGTACATATGATTCCAAGACGTAAAGGTGATATGCCAGATCCACGTGGGGGTGTTCGTCATGTAATTCCAGAAAAGGGAAACTATGCAAGGAAGTAAAAAACATCATGCAGTTGATAGCCGCATTCCTAAATGGGATGAGGGATTTTTACATTTAGTTGAAGTACCTTGGTCCAAAAAACTAAACACAATTAATAAATGGGACGAAGCCTGTGCAGACGTTATGGATGTGTTTGGTTTACCAGGAAATAAATTTGTAAGCCATCCAAAGCCAGATTCGATGGAATTTTATTTTAAATCAAAAAAGGATGCTGAATTATGCAAGATTCTACTTTCCGAGAGAATATAAAACTAGCAGTATTAGTTATTGTATTTTTAATAGCAATACCAATAATATTTTTATCATTGCCAAAAAAAGGAGATAAAATAATTATCAATTGCGGTATATCTGAAATTAGTCCAGATTTTACTACAGAAATGCGTGAAGCATGTAGGCAGGCTAGAAAACAACAATGAAAAAATTTATTGAAATCCACTGGGTTGCTTATCTAGTTTTTTGGTTTGGAATTGGTTATATTATTGGATATCATTTAGTAAAATGAGCTTTAATATATTTGCAAAAACCTAAATAAGAATGTACAATAATACAATACGGCAATCCACTGCCTTAACATCGGAGAATTTAATTGACAAATAAAGAAACAGGATTAGACGCTATGGCAGGTAATGGCGGCTATCAAGAAGCATACTTAGGCGATCATCTACGTTTTAAAATGAGACGTGAAGGCAAACGTTTCTGGGCAGGCGATAACATTAGCGAATATCTCAGCGGATCGGATAAAGAGATTCTAATTAACGAAGCCGCAGAAGCATTCGAAACAGTACTAGATCGATTGCTTATTGATCGAGAAAACGATCCAAACAGTAAAGGCACAGCAAGACGACTTGCTAAAATGTACTTTAACGAAATTATGGCAGGTAGATATGAATCTGCTCCAGACGCAACAGCGTTTCCAAATGACTCAGAGGATAGATATGAAGGTATGTTGGTTGTGCGTAGTGAGCTTCGTAGCATGTGTAGTCACCATCACCAGCCTGTGGTTGGCGTCGCGTATATCGGTATCATTGCCGCACAAAAACTCATTGGTTTGTCAAAGTATACAAGAATAGCACAGTGGTGTGCTAGGCGCGGCACACTGCAAGAAGAATTGTGTAATGACATTGCACGTGAAATACAAAAAGCAACAGGTAGTGATAATGTAGCTGTGTATGTTCAAGCAGTACATGGTTGCTGTGAGAATCGCGGTATTATGGCACACTCTAGTCTAACACAGACTACAGTATTAAAAGGTGCGTTTAATACGGATCAAGGTACAAAGAAAGAATTCTTTGACAACATAAAAATGCAACAAGAATTTGCACCCAGATAAAAGGAAATAAAATGACATGCAATATATGCGGTAATGAAATTCAATCAGATTGCGATTGGCGTCAAGGTCGTTGCCCGCATCGCACCCCCATGTTAACTAACTACCATTTTAGATTCTATAATTTAGTGCAATTTTTTAAAGGACTTTTCAAACGTGGCTAAAGTATATCGAATCACACCATTACATAAAAAAAGCATCTGCTGGCATATTGAAATGTACCGCGAAAATGCAGACGGTACAATTAGTTGGTTCAATATTGATGACCACTATCGTTGGGGACAAGGCTTTGTTGAAGAAGATATGGACTGTAACTTGCCTATCGAGGGAGATGCGCAAGCCCATGCTAAAACAGACTGCGGTTGGGGTGCTGAACTAGACGACCAACACGCTTGCTGGTTTGAGTTTAGTGATGACTTGTCCAAAGAAGAAAAAAAAGAAATTGAAGAGTTTTACCATAACGGTAATCCAGATGATGAATTTAGCCCTGGAATTAGTGGCGCGGCTTGGTTATTTGACGGTGAACATGATTGGCAACTTGAAGACGATTATTTGGTTATTGATGCTCCGTATCAAGTTAGTCTGTGCGATGACGACGGTACTGTTATAGTTCCGGAAGTTAAACTCCGCACCCGTGCAGAATTAGAAGAATCTGCACGTAAGTGGCAAGAAGAGAACAAGACGCCAAATTGGCCATTTGGGGATAATAATGACAACAGCTAAAGAACTTACAGACCAATTAATTTACCGTGCTAAAAATTTACAAGAGTTTGTAGTAGAAAGAGAGTTCACTGGAATTCCGGCGGGTATTGTTCGATTTAGTATCCAACATACTGTAGGAGAAAAAGCTAGAATTTTTGTACCAGCCCTTACTCAAGAAGAAGCAGAACAAATGGTGACTGAATGGTTTGAGGAAGAAGTATGATTAATGATAACGAATTAAACAGTCTATACCAACGCTATTTAGAATTCACCGGAGAAATGGTAGAAGAATATGGCGGAATGGAAGTTGCCGCAGTTATGATGGCGCAGGCAATGAGCATCTATAGAACTGGATTAGACGAAATTGACTATAATAAGATAGTTGATAGCATTTCGTCTAATCGATCTAAGGTCCAAACATTTATACCAAATATATTACAATGAACACACAAACACCGGCTAAAGGCGTTCTCCAAGTAAACGATTGGGGATATAGCAAAATGTACAAGGCAGTATGTGAGTGTGGCAATGATGACTGTACACATACTATCGATATTGAAGCAGAAGACACCGGAGTCAATGTAACCATCTATACTAAAACTAAAACTAATTTTTGGTCTAAAGCACGATGGTTGCATATTTGGCAGTTATTGTCCAAAGGACATGTTGAATTTGAATCTGTTATTATTCTAGATAAACAGGTTGCTCTTAACTATGCAGATGTGTTACAATTAGCAATCAAGGATGTGGAAGAATTTAGGAAACAAAATGTCAAAAATTAAAATTGCAGAATTATTTTATAGTATACAAGGCGAAGGACGTTACATGGGTGTACCGTCTGTTTTCTTGCGTACATTTGGTTGTAACTTTAAATGTGCAGGCTTTGGTATGCCACGTGGCGAACTAAGCATGGAGGCCGCTGGTATTGCGGCTACACATAGTTTGGTTACACCTTTTCAAAAGTATGAAGACTTGCCACTAGTGTCAACAGGCTGTGACAGCTATGCCAGTTGGATGCCAGAGTTTAAAGAACTTAGTCCAATGCTTACAAGCGAAGCAATCGCAGATCGTATTATGGAAATTCTTCCACAGGATCATTGGGAAGATGAACATCTAGTAATTACAGGTGGGGAACCGTTGTTAGGTTGGCAACGTGCTTATCCAGACTTGATTAATAACACTAAGATGCGTGGCTTAAAAGAAATTACGTTTGAAACAAATGGTACTCAGAAACTTACACCAGAGTTTAAAAGTTTCTTGGCCAAGTGGAATAGTGTAGTAGGCAGAGAACTTACATTTTCAGTAAGTGCTAAACTTCCATGTAGCGGTGAAAAGTGGGAAGAAGCAATACTGCCGGAAGTAGTTTGCGAATATGAAGAAGTTGGCACAGCATATTTAAAATTTGTTATTGCTACTGAACAAGACTTTGCTGATGCTCAAAGCGCAATTATTGAATATCGTCAAGCAGGATTTAAAGGGCATGTTTATCTAATGCCAATAGGCGGAGTAGAAAGTGTTTACGCATTGAATAATAAGAATGTAGCAATACTGGCTATGAACGCAGGGTTGCGTTATAGTGACCGTTTACAAGTGCCATTATTTAAAAATGAGTGGGGAACTTAATGAAACAATTTATTAGAAAATTATTTGGCATTGATAAATTACTTGCCGAGAAAGAGAAAGCACAGTTAGAAACTGCCAAAGCTAAAGAAGAAGAACGCATTACTAAAATGGCACCAAAAGAACGAGCTACTGCTAAAGGTGAGCCGTGGGTTAGTGTACTAGACACAAAGGTTAATAAAGATAATCCAAGAAATGGCTTTTTTGAGCTTGACTGGAATGACTTGTTTATAGTACAATTGAAACAAGCCGGATACGGATTTGATGGTGATCCCGAAGAAGAAATTGTAGATCGTTGGTTTAGAGATTTGTATAGTGCAATGATCCAAAGTGAAGGCATCGATCCTAAAGATCGAACTGCCGGATATGTTAATGTAACAAGACTGCCTGGTGGCAAAGCGGAAATAGAATGACATATATTATTGTTGATACTGCTAACACATTCTTTCGTGCTAGACATGTAGTTCAGGGCTCTGCTGACATTAAGTTGGGCATGGCATTTCATATTACATTTAACAGTATCAAGAAAGCATGGCAAGACTTTGGCGGCACACATGTAGTGTTCTGCCTTGAAGGTCGTTCGTGGCGCAAAGATTTTTATAAGCCTTACAAAGCAAATAGGCAAGAAACTCGTAATGCAATGACTGTTCGAGAACAAGAAGAAGATAAATTGTTCTGGGAAGCATTTGACGAATTTAAAAAATTTGTTACAGAAAAGACTAACTGCACAGTAATGCAACATCCTAACCTAGAAGCAGATGACTTAATAGCAGGTTGGGTTCAAGCACATCCGGAAGCAAAGCACGTTATTATTTCAACAGATGGAGACTTTGCTCAACTTATTAGTAGTAATGTAAGTCAGTATAACGGTGTAGGTGACCTACATATTACACACGAAGGAATCTTTGATGCAAAAGGTAAGCCCGTTAAAGACAAAAAGACCGGCGAACCTAAGCCGGCGCAAGATCCAGAATGGATGCTGTTCGAAAAATGTATGCGTGGTGATACCAGTGATAATGTCTTCTCAGCGTATCCAGGTGTGCGTACTAAAGGTTCTAAAAACAAAGTTGGTCTTACTGAAGCGTTCCAAGACCGTAAGTCCCGCGGATTTGCGTGGAACAATCTCATGCTTCAGAGGTGGGTTGACCACAATGGACAAGAACACCGTGTCCTAGAAGACTATCAGCGTAATGTGCAATTATGCGACTTAACTGCACAACCTGAGGACATTAAATCTAAAATTAAAGAAACAATCCAAATAAATTCTGAACCAAAAACTGTAGATCAAGTTGGTATTAGGATGCTTAAATTCTGTAATGCTTGGGATATGAAAAAAATTGCAGACAATATACAATCGTATGCAGAACCTTTTCAAGCAAAGTATCCGGCTACAAAAGCCGCAGTAAATTTATTTGAAGGATGATATGAGGCAAGCACATAGCGTAAAAAAAGTAGTAATTGTCGGTGGCGGAACTAGTGCATGGCTAACTGCCGGTTGTTTATCATATCAAAAACCGCACTATGAAATTACAGTAGTTGACAAAGAACTCGGAACTCCTGTAGGGGTAGGAGAAGGTACCTTACTTGGATTTGCTGATATAATGTTAAAGAGTGGATTTAGCATCAAGGATTGGTTTTTTGAAATCGATGCTACTTTTAAATCTGGTATTCTTTTTCCAGGATGGACAAAAGACGGAACTGATGTGTGGCATTCATTTATATTCCCACATTATACTAACACAAATATTTCAAGTTTAGATTTATGGTCAAAGCATCAACACTTAGATCTTAAAACCAATGCCTTAGCATTGTATGATGTATCTATTAATCTTAAAAAAGTCGATCGTGATACATTACTCCGATATGCATATCATATCGATTGTGGAAAATTAGTTACATTTATACAAAAGAAAATTATAGGCATTCGTAACGTATCAACTATTAAATCAGAAGTTGTTGAAATACAGAGAAAAAAAAATAACGTATCTAAGCTAATTTTAAAAGACGGGCAAGAAATAACTGCAGATTTGTTTATCGATTGTACTGGGTTTAAAGGTATGCTAAACGAATCCCCCGATCGAGTAACATTAGAAAATCGATTATGGTGTAATACTGCGGTTGCTGGTCATGTGCCTTATATCGATAAAGATAAAGAAATGAATCCGTATGTTGTTAGCGAAGCAGTTGATCACGGATGGATTTGGAATATTCCTGTACAAACACGCATTGGGTCAGGGTTGGTATTCAACAGAGATATTACTAGTGTAGAGGAAGCAAAAGAATATTTTTGCAAGTATTGGAATAATAGGGTTTTACCAGAAAATCTTAAAATTATTGATTGGACTCCTTTCTACAATAAGAACATGTGGCACGGTAATGTTGTTAGCATCGGTTTAAGTGCAGGATTTATTGAACCCTTAGAAAGTACAGGCGTTGCTCTAATAGGCACTGGTATATACCAGATGATCGATAGATTAGAATTAGACTATTATACAACACAAGACACCGAAGTGTTTAATTCAACCCTGGGAATGTTTTTTGAAGAAGCTATAGATTTTGTAAGTATGCATTATGCAATTAGCGAAAAAGATACCCCATTTTGGAACTGGGTTAAAGAAACTAGATTTAAATCTGACATTCAAAAGATTTTCGAAGAAAAATTAGCAAATCAAAATCCGTTACCACTGGATAGCAAGGGTGCTATTTTTACTGGAGCAAACTGGTTTAATTGGTTAGTACAGCTAGGATATCCTGTAGGTAATAAAAATGTTCCGCTGAGCGATAAGCAAATTGAAGAACTTATATCTAACCATAAAGCTACTGAATTAACCAAAACTAATGCTATACTACATACAGCATACATTGATCTATTAAAAAGCGGGGAAGAACCCTTTCAAGCCAACTACAAGGAGAATTAAAATGGCAAAACTAACTAAACTAGCAAAAGTAAACGAGTCTATTACTATCAATCGTTATGACAACGGTTGGATGGTTGAGGTCGGTGGACGTGACGACGAGAGCGAATGGAAAAACGCTAAGATTCTTTGTAATACAGAAGACGAAATGCTTGCTGTAGTCAAGGAATGGAACACAATGGATCTCGATAATTAATGTCAGATATTAGTATTAATAATAAGCCAGTGTATGTGCTTGATAATCTACTTGAAAGATATCAAATAGAAGATTTAAACACAGCATGTGTTACTAGTAAATATACCCCGATGCATAATACAAGTGTGTTCACACACGAAGCTGATGCAAGGTTTGTATGTTATCTTGACCCAATGGAATTTGCATCAGCTAGATTAGGAGAAATAGTAAAAACTATTTCAAATAATTTAAAAACTGATTTATATGTGGGTATGGCTTATATTAATCATTACGGCCAGATGGCCAAAGTGGGACGCCACACTGACTGGGCGTTTGACAACGGATTAACTATTTTAATTTTTGTTAACTATTTTTGGGAAAGCACTTGGGGTGGAGAAATTAAATTTTATAACGAAGGCGCTAATTATAATTACTGTATTGATTTTGTGCCTGGAAGAATTGTTGTTTTTGATTCTCGATTAGAACACGAAGTACTTCCACTAACTGCCCATGCCAAAAAAGATAGATTTTCAATTGCACTTAAATGCTTAACTGATAATAGAAATCAACAACCATTTATTGCAGAAGCAAGATATTCAAACTAACACTGTAAGGAACATAAAATGACAGAGATACACGCAAAGCCTATTATAGATGGCAAATTTTGGATTGTGGAGCAAGACGGTGCTAAAATTGCCACGCTACATAAAAAAGAAAATAACAAATTCTTGCTATCAAGTACCAGCGGGGAGATCATGTTTAATAAAAAACAAGATCTTACAAAACAATTTGGAGAAGGTTTCTTTTTATCCAATACAAAAATAACTGTTACAACTGCTGAACCAAACGAATGTCATGGATATCCTACAAGTTGTAGTCCGTATAATGCTATGTATGATGTTCAACGTAAATTGCCGTTGTTTACAAAATCAAATGCCAGTAAGAGTTTGTATTGTGCTGGATATTATGTAATTAAATTTGACAAAGGTTGGGTTAAATCATTCTGCCCTAAAGCAATTACAATCGAACGCTATCCTTACAAAGGTCCCTTCAAGAATGAACTTGAAATGAAAATGGTGCTATCAAATGCAAAATCAGATTAATACAACTCCTATAACAATGTTTGTACAGCAAGTTCGAAGTGCAGAACTTACCCAAGCTAAAACTGTTTCAATTGATATACAAAAAGCTAGATTGCTAGTATTAGCATTAACAGAAATGCTTGATAAAGTATCACAAGACTATGAACAGTTATTTAATACGCTTAAACAAAGCACAGACACTGATGTAGTTACTGTATCAATGGATGGTGGAGGTTTTGAAACACCTAAAAAATGATAAATATATGCGTAGTTAACTGGATACGTATATATTATGAGCAGACCTAAACCAAAAATACTTTTAGAAAGTATAAACAAAAAAACTTATAAAGCAGAACAGATCCTGGAGGCGGAAGCCATTTGGGCAGTATTCTATAAGAACGAACCTTTCAATTTAAAGAGCTTTAATAGTCTTACCAGTTATCCTGGTCCTAAGTATAAAAAGGTATCTTTTAGTAATCCTGGACACGCAATAAATCTTGCAAAAAAATTAAACTTAACATTTGGAATCGAAGACTTCCAAGTTGTTAAGTTAACTAGTGGCACTATTTTAAAATGATAACAAGAGATGTTCTTACTAAAATTTTTTTACAAGAATGGGGTAAGAGTGTTGACGATGCCAATGTGAGTCTGTATTCACATAAATGGTGGCAATCTAACCGTGTTAATAAACAAACTGCATTTCGGTTAAGTGAAGAAGGATTTGAATTCTTAACATCTGAGTTAGAATTAAAAAGCTACGAAATTCCATTTACTGAGCCAATTGAAATCAGCCCACAAACTATTATCTTTTTAGAAAGATACATAGACTGCCCTTACTTACTTACATCTGACAGTATTACTGTTTTCTCCGAACGCAAGAGTTTTGAGCTAATGTTGTTTTCTGACGACATTCGTAAATTTGGCTTGATAAAAGCAATGAATGAGCGACAAAAAGATCTAGAAAATTAAAATAATTATTGACAGCATTGATATTACCCTGTATAATAACTACATCAACAACGTTATTTAATAACATTTTTTAGATAGGAACCAAAATGGCAAAAGAAATCGTTAGTCGCACAGTTGGCCCAAAAGGTGCAAAAAAGTCTTTGCGCAAGGCTTTTAAAAACAAGCGTCCAATTTTTATGTGGGGTCCTCCCGGAATTGGTAAATCCGATATTATTAAACAACTCGGAGAAGAATTAGAGGCTCATGTAATTGACGTTCGGTTGTCATTGTGGGAACCTACAGATATTAAAGGTATTCCATTTTTTAATGCTAATACTAACACAATGGAATGGGCACCTCCTAGTGAATTGCCAAGTCAAGAATTTGCTAAACAGCACAAGAAAATTGTCCTGTTTATGGATGAGATGAAC